CGTTATCTACTTGTAAGAATTGTTTAGGTAGAGGATGGTTTTTTGTAGATAGAAGAGAAACTAGAGTAGTTTCACAATCAATGAATAATCTCAGAAAAAATTCTGATATAGGTGAAATAAATAGAGGTACGGCAAGAATTACTACAAGAGCAATAGACCGTTTATCATTCATGGATAGGATAATATTACTTGATTTAGAAGCATATTATTCAGAAATATTACGACCTTTAATGTATGAAGATGAATTGGTTGCTTATCCTATATACGAACCATTATACGTTACTGATATATATTTATACACTGGCGACGTCATTAAATTGAAGCCGATATCTAGTAATTTATACAAGATAAATGGTAATTGTATAATTTTTGATAAAAGTCTATTAGACTTGGTAGAAGTCAAAGATGTTAATCAAAAGAATCCCGATATGAGCATTACTATCCGATATGCTTACAATCCCGTGTATCACGTAGTTGATGCTAATAGAGAGTTAATGAGAGTCAGGGAACGTAATTGCGCTATCAAAGATAGTGTATTGAAAGATATGCCTATTAATGTATTGGCTAGAAAAGCTCATTACATGTTTGATAATTTAACATTTGGTAACGATATATTTGATAATTCAATAAAAGATGATTAATCCTATTGTTATAGATTTGAGCGAAGTGAACAAAAAATTTAATTTATCGGCTCAAAATGCTGATAAATTATCAGAAATTTGCGTTCAAACTGTAACTACTGCTATATACGAAAAATGGGAAGCATTGGCAAAAAGGAATCTAAAATCTACATTACCAGAGTATGTAAAAAATCTTAAAGTTGTTGATAAAGGAAGATTTGCTAAGCAAATTATATTAACAGGAATACTTCCTAATATGCTAGAATCGGGTGCTCCGGCATTCGATATGAAAAATGGATTTTCTAAATCTAAGTATGTAAAATATACAATTCCTGTTTATAATGCTAAGGGTAAAATTGTAAGTCCTGGAGGTGATTGGTATTTAACAATACCATTTAGACATGGAACACCAGGAATAGTAGGTCAAGCGGGATTTGCTAATGAGATGCCTCAAGAGATATACGATATAATGGTACATAGGGCAAGTGGAGTGGCTCTCACTAAGTCTGAAATACCATCTCCATACGATATACCAAGAAGTCGTGCTGCTATATTAGATGATTCAGGAAAATTACTTTATGCAGAATATCAGCATAAAGCATCTATTTTTGAAGGATTATCTAAAAGAAGTGCTGCTTATAATGTAATGGTACAAAATTGGTACGGTACATTCAGAAGAGCTGGTAAGAATAGCGACCCATTGTCATGGATACATAAAGGATTTGTAGCATTAAATTTAGCCCAAAAAGCAATCGATGAAACTGATGTCGATACTATCGTTGAAAATGAAGTTTTGAAATATTTAGATACAATATTATAGATATGGAAAGTATTATAATGCCCGAAGTCATTATTTACAATGCTCTAGAGAGTGTTATAAAGTATGTACGTAGAAACTTATCTGAAAAAGAAAATGAAAGCGATACGGTGCTTTATAGACTTTTGGGAGAAGATTGTGATGGGAATAAGATAAGAATGAATCGTTGGAATTTTTTTGAGCAGGCTAAAAAGATATTTACAGATAAACAAAATTTGAGTGTTAATTTTGGGTATAATTTTGAAGTTGCTAAAATAATTTCTTTACATATAATATTACCATCAGAAGAAGCAGCTGAATCGGCTATTGGACAAGATGAAGGATATATTGAAGAGGAAGATAGTAATGGCAATATTATACCTTATTTTACACAAAATTTTCATAGCAATTATCAAATAATGATAACATCTAATAATAGTAGTGAAGTCCTTACTGTTTATCATATTTTGAAATCATTATTATTAATGATTTTTCCCCATTTAGAGATAATGGGATTGCGATTGAATAAATTATCTGGAAATGACGTATTATTCAAAGATGATATGATGCCCAATGGCATTTTTCATAAAGTTTTGAATTTGAATTTCAATTATGAATTACGAGTTCCGCAAAATATAGCAAGTGAAGTCATTAAGAATATTCATTTTTTTGGAGAACCACTCGATGATTCTGATAAATGTTCTCTTTGTGATACAATTATATATAAAAATATTAATCAATAAATTTTAATAAGAATGGCAACAGTCGTTAATTTTCATGGTAAGAATTATATTGAGCCAGGCTCATATGCTGTTTCTGTTTACAATCCTACATCTGTAGTTAATGTTTCTGAATTTGGAAATGTTATGATTATAGATACTGGTTTGAGTATAAATGGAAAATATGAATTTGCAGGAGGTTCTGGTATTAATGGTGAGTTGAATAAGGGATTGAAATCTGTTTATGAGTTTGATAATTATGAAGACTTCCTTGCATTTATGGGAGGTGGATTAGTAGGAGATATAGCTCAAAAGATTTTTACGCCTATCGATGGTACTACTGGTGCTCCTAAATTATATTATTGCCGAGCAGCAAAGACTACTTGTGCTACAATTGAACTGAAGTTCTCTACTAGTAGTATTATATTGAAATGTAAGAACGAAGGTATAGCTGGCAATGGAGTTATAGACGACGGGCAATTGAAAGTTGGATATGCTGCTCGTATAATATCAGGAACAGATGATGCAAGTAAGTTTAAATGTCAGATATACAAGGGGTCTTACATGGGTGCCGATGAGTACGGAGAGCCATATGGAAGTAAGGATTATGATAATTCTGTTTCTAATCTGCTTACAGAGTCCGACGAATACAGTACGATTGGTGAGTTGTATAAGTGGGCTTGTTCAGATAAGTACGTACTTGCTAATTTCGAGATTGTTAAAGGTTCTGATTATGATGAAGAAACTTCTTTATCTTCTATTAGTTTGACTGCTTCTAAGGGAGGAACTACAGATTATTTGAGCGGTACTGAATATGCAGATGCTCTTGAGGCAATATCAGAATTAGATGTAACATTTTTCATTGCTACAAATACAACTGTAGATAAGGGTATTGATGCAAATACAACTGGTAGATTATTTACATTTATAAAGAATGATAGTAAGTTCACAGAATTTTTGGTAATTCCTGGTGGTAGTTCTGATGATGACTTATTTGGTGATACTAATTCATCTCAGGCAATTGCTAAATATTACAATAGTGGACAAGTTGTTTGTGTACACGGTGCTCCTATTGTTAGTCGTAAAGATGGAAATGGAACTAAGCAATTACCATCAATCTATTTAGCTGCTGCAATAGTAGGATTGAACGCAGGACAAGCAGCTCAAACTCCATTGACTTTCCAGAGAGTAGGATATCAATCATTCTGCTATGACTTGAAGAAAAAAGAACGTGAGAAAGCATTACAAGCTGGTATTATGCACGTTCGTAATGTAAGTGGATATTGGGTTGTTAATCAGGGTGTAACTACTCTTCAAGATAACAAAAAGACGATTGCTAATGATGGTCAATCAATGGAATTGTCTATAGAATTGATAAAAGCTCAGTTGAATAAGGAATTGATTCTTGAAGGTCAAACAAGATTTACAGGTAAAACAGCAGCTCAAGCAAGTCCTCAGACAGTCAAAAATTTTGTGGAGACTAAGCTGAACTCTTTGATTGCCACTACTGATAATGATAATTTGATTTTGGCTTATAAGAATGTTAAAGTTTCTGCAAAAAATTCTGACTATTATGTAACATATGACTTCCAAGCTAATATACCAGTAAATAAGGTATTTTTCACTGGCAATATTTTAGATTTCGAAGTAACTGTTTAGAATAAAAAAATTAATACATATCGCATATGGCTACGAATCCAAATGAAAGAAGTATGACAGCACCATTGGCAGTTATACAAATTAACAGTGTTACGGTGGGCAAAATGAAGAACGTTCGTATCACAGAGAATATACGTCGAGGAAGGGTTGCTGGAATCGGACGATTAAATGCAACAGAATTGCCTCCATTAGAATGGCAAGGTACGTTATCTTGTTCTTCATATACAATAAATTTCAATTTATTGTTAAACAAATTGAAGAAGGGATTCTATAGAAATGCAGGATCTCTTGAGGCTTGGGCTAATGCTTTATTACTTGAAGAGGATGGCTTGGAAATAGCTATTCTGAGGAAGGTTAAAGATGGCGAAATAAATCAAAATACAGGAATGGTTGACACTAAATATGAGACATTCGCTAAAGTTACTGCCGCTTTTGTAACTCGAGAGGGATTTGATATACAAGAGGGACAGATAAGCGGTCGAGATGCGGATTTTGAATATCTTGAACCAATCTTATATAATCGCGAAGTATAATCTTGTTTATGCTACAATTATAATTAGAACGTATCTTGATTAATTTCTTGGTACGTTCTAATGTTTTATTAAAATTGTGTAATATGTCAATAGAAAGACAGAAGACCTTCAATATAGGTCAAAAAAAATTTACAGCTAAGTTTCCTAATGTAGGACAATTGATTGATTTAGAGAGTATGAAACAAGCTGTTACTAATAATAGATATGGTCAAATGGCCATCTCTGGCATTGTTAGTATGTATGAAGCTTTAGACCTTGTTGACGCAATAACATTCTATCAAGTTGTTGTTCCGGAAGTAGGAAAATATTACGATATTCAAAATTTTGGCTCTTTAGAATTAGATAAAGCTAAAGAGCTTGTTGAAGTTTATCAATTTGTAATTAAACCTTGGTTTGATAAAACAATGCAAGAACTCAAAGGAATAAGAATTGATGAAACAACTGAAACCGAAAATAAAGATTGAAAGTGAAATAAAAAAATTCATTTTTCGTTGGCATGAATTTCCTCTAGATTATTGGTGGAGGAAAAAATATAACATTCCTTTTGGTTCTCAACAACATCGTGAAATGAATTTCATTGATATGTGTATTGAGTATCAAGAGGAATTGTTGCTTAAAAAAAGTGTTAATAATGATGAAGATTTTGAAATAGATAATGACGATACTGAAGTTGTCAAATTATCTAATGAAGAAATAGATGAAGATTATAATAGTTTAGACCTATCTCAATTTGATTAAGTAATGGCAGATGTAACAGTAAATATTAAAGCAAATGCAGAACAATTAAAAAATGAATTAAATAATGTTAGCAATCAATATTCTGCATCTAATGTTGATAATTCATCTACAATACCACCTCGCGCTGGTACAACGACCGTCCCTTCTAATCAAGCTAATGTTTCATCAACAACTATCAGTAGTAATGTTTCATATGGAACAACTTCTGATAGAATTATAAAAGAAGATATAAGACGTGAATTATTAAGTAGAGGAGCCGTTATGATTCCTGGTTCTTCGAATTTCAATCAATTACTTAATACAGTATCGCAAAG